CCCGTACCGTTTGTATTCATAAGAATACTAGATACAACCCCCCTAGTAACAACAGCAGTTGCAGCAGCACCAGATCCACCACCACCAACAATTGAAACAAGAGGAGAAGACGTATAACCACTACCACCATCATTAACAATGATTTCGGTAATAGAACCATTAACAGTTACTGTGCCTGTAGCACCTGTACCGCCGCCGCCAGAAATAGTAATATTTGGGGGAGATGCTGAATCGTATCCAGATCCAGGATTATCAATGTTAATCGATGTTATTGGACCAAAAGTTTTTTTAATTGAAGATTTATATGACCAGATAGATGTTCCATTAATCCAAGTTCCAATAGAACCTGGATTGATAATATCTTTAACTGAAATAGTTTGAGATGTTAATGGAAATCTATTGAGTTTGCGTTGATTTCCAGGTAAAAGAGCCGATCCAGGGAAAGGTCCGATATTGTAATTAGGAATGCCCGTAGATGCAACATAAACATAATCTTCATTGAAGAATGAATTTTGAATATTTGTGGTATAGGGACCAATAGAATTTAAAACAGCAGAATTATCCGATTTACCCTTATTAAGGTCAACAGAAACAAGAATATTACCTTGAGGAACCACTTCTGCAGGTTGTGGAAGTTGATACTGAAAAACAGTGTCACTATCTCGGGAAGTTACTAAGAAAGTTCCGTTAAAAAGAATTGGATTGGCACCGTAAATTGTTACCTGATCTCCAACTAAAATGCCATGATTATTTTGGCACGTAACAGTGGCAAATCTATTATCAACACCACCAAAAACAATACTATCAACTTCAATTAATTTTTTAACATTATATAACCAGGTTTTTAATTGAGGTTTAGTAGATGTACCACCAAGTTTAGATACCGATAATTTATCCCCAGAAAGATAATAAGATCCAGTATCAGTTAAAGAAGTTTGTTGTGCGTCAACAATACCTACAATATTAAGAACAACTTCTTGAGGAGTATCTTTGTTTACATGTACAATAAGATTAGAAGTTACTTCAGTAGCAGAATCCCAATCTTCAACAACAGAATTTACAGAACGAGTACATTCAATAAACTGGTTAAGGGATTTTTCTTTATATTGAATTAGTTCTGAGTTACCTATAATAAATTCACCATTTCTCTCTGGCCAACCAATGGTAGAATCTACTGTAATAATGCTATTGGTTGTATCAAGAGGTTCAGCAAGTTTTGTTTTATAAGGAACCACAAATGTTCCTTTAATCGTTTCTTCAGAAAGAACGAGTTCAAACAATTCAACATCAGAAGTCTTAATTGAAATAAAGTTTTCAATTAAAGCACTAGCTTCTCCAATCGTAGGATCTGCAATACTAGGTTCTTGAACAAGTAAACCATCCTTGATATTACTTGGATCGCCACTAACTAATGTTGCACGAAGAATAGTATCAATAGACCAAGTTGCTGCAGATGGTTTTGTAATCTGATCTTTTGGATAGGAAACAGTTACTTCCTCACCATAAAGAAGTTTGAACAAATATGCAATACCAAAAGAAGTACCTTTAGTAGAATAAAAATCTTTTACGGATTTAATTGCATTTCGTACATCAATTTTTTTATAATCAAGTTCAGGAACGTCTGGCAAAAATTGTTCCGTATACTTATCAAGAAGTCTCTTGACAAAGAGGGCATCTAAACATTTTACTTCTACATCTACTGCTGCTTCTGCTGCATTTGTGTTGTTGGAGAATACAGCATTTCCACTCTCGGTATACTTTACAATGCCACTAGATGCTCTAGCACAACCCTCAAACTGTGCCTTAGTATATCCAGATCCTTTTTTAGAAATAGAGAATCCTGTTACTTCATTTAATCCAATTTCTACAGATGCTTTTGCTTCTGGAGGACTTTGAATAACAATTGTTGGTGGATTAGATTGCGAATACCCAGAACCGAAATTACTGATATTAATATCAGTAATTTTACCATTAAAAACGGATGCAACAGCAGTTGCTCCTGTTCCTCCATCTTCCCTGTTATCAACAATATAAACAGATGGAATATCATCATATCCAGAACCACCATCTAGCAATTCAATGGATAAAATTCTACCGTCACTATCGACAAGAGTTTCTAGTACTTGAGCACCTACAGGATCAATAACAGAAATTCTAGGTACACTAGTATATCCCTGACCAGCATTAATAATATTGACAGAAGTAACTTTACCATCGGTAAGAACTGCTTGTAAAGTTGCTTTTACTGGATTGGATCCAGTTGGTTCATCAATATAAATGTTTGGAACTGTAGTATATCCAGATCCACCATCTATTACAGGAATAGATCCACTAACACTACCATTAGAAAGTGTTACACTTCCTAATTTTGCACCACCAGGTTGTTTAAAAGAAACTCTAGGTGTAAAAGTATATCCACTGCCAGAATTTTCAACTTCAATACTGGAGATAGAACCATTAGTAACAACTGCCTTTAATTTGGCATTTTGAGAACCAGCATTTGTAGAGTTTTGAACTATTACTTCAGGTGGATTGGTGTCACTATATCCTTTACCACCATCAAGTAAAATAGAATTTTTAATACCATTTACAAGTGCAGTGGCTGCTGCACCAACGCCAACATTATCAGCAGAACTAATTGTGACTCTGGGAGGATACTTATATTCATACTTAGATCCAGTAGAATTAATACTAATTGAGTCTAATTCACCAGAGTTGTTAATACGGGCATAACCAACAGCACCAGAACCAAAATCTGGAATTGGTGCTTCAATAGAATACAAAGATAAAATTCTACCATTTAATGGTGCTTCATTAAAAATGAATAAATTTTTATCGATAAAATAATCTTGCTTAGGTACTAAAAGATTGTTGTCATATACTGCTAAAATATATTCATCTGCAATAGGTTCGTAGTCTACACCATTCCTACTAATTGCAAATTCTGTCTCACCGTCGCCAAAATCTCCAGAAATATCATCAATAGCAATAATTGAATTTTCGATGAATCCGCTAAGGAAGTTAATATAAGTATCAACGTTATCATCACCAGCAATTCTTGTTCTAGGTGCTGTAGTGAAAACAATATTGTCATTATCAACAGTATAATCTACACCAGGAATTAAAATTTGTCCATAAAGACTAACAATCAAATGCTGTGGTGATGGAGGAGCAATTGGAGATGATTGAGATGTTAAAGGAAATCTTACAGTTGTGCCGTCAAAAGAATCAATAAGTTGAGCAAGACCTGTCCATTTAAGTTTTACCTGATCATAAGAGATACCAGGACTTAATGCAATACTAGGAGCAGACGTAGTTTTCTCATAATAAATTACTTCGTCACCAATTAAAATAGATCCATTAGAATCAAGAAAACTATCTACACTTTCAACAACAATAACATCACTTTGTTTTGTAATTGGTTCTACAATTTTAGTTGCACCATCTAAAATAGATACATCCAGTTTATCAATATCAAGATATTGCAGAAAATTATTAATAATATTCTGTCCAAGACCAGTTTTTTCTTGAGACTTATAGTAATACTCAAGAAACTTATTAAACAGTGGATATTCTGTCTTTAAAAACTCAGGAGATTGTGAGTCAATAGACTGGGAGACCTTATTAATGTTCATCTATACCTTAAAAGCAACTAGAGTCGTTGATAGAACCAGCATTTGAGATTGTTGGAATCTCAATTGTAGCAGGGGTGACGGCGAAATCCGTTGGCGTCAAACTATTTAGAGGAATTGTGGGAGGTGGTACAGTGCCAATTGGGGCAACTGTAATTGAAGGAACAGAGATATTGAGAATTGTTCCAGGAGTTGTTGCTGGAATAGTAGAATTATTAGCAGGAATAAACAATACTGGGATTTGAATACCAGTAGAAAGTAATGTTGGATCCGTGACATCACCAATTCCTGTAGTAGGATCAGTAATACTAACAGAACCTGTAGGAGGATTACCACCCGCACCTATAATATTAACAGGACCAAAACACACTTGACCAGTGTTATAATCTACTGTACCTGCTTGGTCATCAGTATAAATTTTACGAATACCAGTATTATAAAAAGTTCTAAGATTACCATATCCATCATCTTCAAATTGCTGATCGATACCAGGTCTATCAGCAGTCCTAAATGTTCCTGAAGAAACTACTGGTTCTTTCTTACAGGTGCCATCACCACTACCATCATCTTGACTAGGACCACTGTTGTATAACTCAGATCCTGTTGCAACACAATAAGTATTAGTTTGGTTTGTATCTGGATTGATATACTTCAAAAGACTTATTTGAAGTGACGTATCTGTAACAGACTTATTTGATAACCCAATTGCCTTTTCTAATTGAGATGCTCTGAATGTGGAGTTAAAATTATTAATTTGTGTTTGAGTTGCCCAATCATTTATAGCAGAGTTAATATCAGATTTAATTTCGGATGCATTAGATCCTGCTCCAGTATCATAGAGAGCAAAAATCTTGGCAATAACATAGATTTCATCAGGATCTACAATAACTGGATCAATTGATGCCATGGCATAGGGTCTCAAATCAGCAGCAATTTGCTTTTTGGTAGCATCATTAAGATTTGATCCTGTTTTTGTCTTGACAACAATAAAAACTTTTCCGTAAATAGGAGGATTTAAAGTATCTCCACCATATGAAACTACAGATGCAGCATTAGGATAAATGTTTCTTGTGATAATTGCATAATCTTGGGCAGTAACTGCTCTATATTGTGCAGAATAATATCTCGGAGCATTATACTTAATAGATTCAACACTCTCAGCAGAATCACCTTGTTGAGACTTTTGTTTTACGGTTAATTTAAGTGCTGATGAATTATATACTGCATCATTACTATCAACCAGTCTACCAATAAAACTAAAGCTACTTACCTGATTAGCATCTGCTCCAGATGTAACCAAGTATTCTAAATCAATAACTTCACCATCTTTTACTGCGCGACCAACGCTATCATCACCAAATCGAATCTCATACCTCATGTCTTCCGTCTCAGACAGGAAATATGAACGAGTTGTAGGTGTTACTGTGGCAACTGTTTCTGCACGACTGTAGAGGTCAAATTGAGTAGAAGATTCATTAGGTCTTACTTTTACAACCAATGTAGAAATATCTGCATCTTCAGAAGGAACTTTATAACTTTGTTTTGCAAATGTGTTGACAACATATGAAAATGTAACTACAGATCCTTCACGAATAGTTACATTATCAAATTCTGCCTTACCAGTAACTTGATCTACACTAGCAGTAATGTCACTTAGTACATTCCAAATATAAGCACCACCAGTTGCCACAGATCCTTTCTTTAAGGTTACCGAAGATGGATAAAATCCATTTAGTTGATTAGTCTGTAAAGAAATATTGATACAACCCTTAGATGCAGTAATAGATCTAGGAGTATAGTTCAATAATTTAGCAATATTAACTACATTATCTCTTACTGTCGCTGAAGGCAAAAATGCCTCATTTAATGCCATGTTTGCATTAAATGAAGTGTAGTAAGTATTATATGCTAATAAGTCAATCAAATATGATAGGGAGGACCCATCAAAATCATAATCACTGAACTCCGAACGAGTTCTTAAATATGATTTAATTGAAGATTTAATATCCTCAAAATCTAATGCTGTTAGGTTATTTGGTTGCATTACTCGGGTCTCTGTAAAACAAATTCTATTGTTTCAACAATGGGGATACCAACTACTTGATATTCAATAGATACATTTAATTTATTACCTTCTTCAATAGGAGTAACGTCTACATTCGTAAGTTTTACTCTTGGTTCATATAGATTGATGGTTTGTTTAATTTCATCAGAAAGTGTATCTACAGTAAAGGCATCTAATGGTTCAAACAAAAGATCCGTTACTGAAGAACCAACTAAGGGTTGAAACGGTTTCTCTCCAGGTGCAGTTAAAATTAAATTTTTTACTGCTTGTTTTATGGAATTTTCATTACTTACGACAGAGAGATCGTCAGTAAATGGATTTTTGGCGAAATTAATCGCAAAGTCTTTAAAACTTTTTGATTTTTTAAAATTGTCGCCTCCTATCTGTTTTAAAGACATCTCCCTGACATTACTTCACACAAATATATTTATCGCCCTTGTCCACGATAACGCTTTTTAGCAT